TGTAGGTGTATTAATAGATATATTCTCATCCCATAAAACTTCAGACCTGATCTCTATAGTATCACTATACGATGTAGGCTCACGCCATGCTAATATAATATACGGATTTGCATAAGGCGCGAAGTTAGTAATTATCTGCTCAACATCTTGCATATACTTACCTAAAATAGACATATTAACAGTTAAGTTAACAGGTGTAGGCATAGGCATAGATACACTATCTTCTTCTGTTATGTAGGAGTGTAGTTTATTAACCTTATTAAAAGTTCTAGAACTATCGTATGTTACAGAAGCTAAATCAATAGTTACGACGGGTAGTGTAATGTTTTGAGCTTTATTAACAACATCATACATTACACGGTGTTTTGGTGCAAATACATACCTAACTTCAATCTGCTGCCTTTCATCACGCTGTTTATTATATCTCTTGATAACAGTATCATCAAATGCTGCAACAAATTGTGTTAAGAGATCTTTAATCTCAAAGTTGTATGTATATTTTTTCACTAGTGTTTATATTTATTCTACAAAAACCTATCTACAAAATAATTAGGTAACTTGTGCTTATTTTTAACTACGTTTTGTGCGATGTTACCATCTAATATATATGTTACACATTTATCATCTTTCGATCTAATACCTCTACCACACGATTGTATTAGTGAGCATAACATCTTATCCATATACCAGTCAAAATTATCCTTCATCATTCTCTCTATACGTACATCTTTAGTAGGTAGAAATGGTGCCTTCATAATGATTTGAAATCGAGCAAGATCACCCTTTAGATCCACACCATATGACATAGAGGGTGAAACCAAAACAGTAGGTTTATCTGTTGCAGTATGTTGCTCAAGTATTTCTTCATTACGTATACCCGGCTCTCTAAATAGAAATCTATCACCACCTAGAACATTAGCTAGTTCACGTGTAATTACATTATTATGTGTATGTATAATGCCCTTTTCGTCTCTATGATGTTCACATAAAGCCTCTACTTGCTTAACGATTCTAGGTAGATATTTATTTAGGGTGTGATAACTTAACTTATATTTAGTATTGCATATAATAGGAGCATTTTTTGGATCAAAAGAAGACTCAGCTTCTACATACTTATAATCAGTAATACCTAAAGTTTTACAAAAGTTTGTTGGGTTTATAATAGTTGCAGACATTAATATAACTTTATCAGCAAAATCAAATAATCTATGTGATAACTTGTCTACCTTTAAAGGCATAAATACAACACCTAAATTATCCTTCTCATGTACATATTCACTCTCTGTCCATGTATCTAAAACTAACTCAAGCTTCTTCTGTAAATTAATAAGTTGAGCTAATTTAATCTTAAGTGGTATTACCATATTAGGTGGTGATTTTTGCTTTGTACTTATCTCATCCTTTACATCTTTAATACAATCACTCACCTCAATCAATAAACTACTAATCCACCGCTCGTGTGACTTCGTCGAAATAAATGGTCTTATAGTTATACCACATTTACGTAAAAAACTATATTCTACTTTACATGTAAACTCTTTAACTAACTGATCTTCAAGCTCTGACGCTTCATCACATATAATTATCTGCCGCTTCTTAACATGGTTTGGTAAAGAGAAAAACATATTATAGTTAAGTGTATTAAACTTTGATGTGAGTGTTTTATTTCTCTGACTATAATATGAACAACTATCCTTTTTCCAACACTCTTCTTTTAAGCCGTTGAGATGTACACACGGTGCTACATCTACCGCAAAGCTATCATCAAGTGTACATTGGTAGTTTGACTTACCTTTTAGCACTTCAACATCATTAAATAGCTCTTTATACTGGTCTTGTAAGCTCTTTGTTATGGTTAAAGCAGTACAACCAAAAGACTCTGACTCACTACACTCTTCATCATACGTAAACCCACCACCGTGGTTGTGTTTATATGCTAAGTACGACGTTACTAAATCTCGAAACTCACTAGGACAACTCTCAGACGACTCACCTAATGTTTTTGATATAAATGACTTACCTGAACCAGTAGGTGCATTACAAATAACAAATTTATGATCACTCTTAAATGCTTCATCTATAGTCTTTAGAAGCTTTACTTGTTGCTTGTTAGGTGTATAACCTTTAGGGAAGTTACTTATTAGATCTGATATCACAACCTTATTATAGGCTGTCGTCTTCAGAAGTCAATATATAAAGTAAGTTATTGTATATTTTAGATTTATTAGATATATCTAAAAATTTCGTTTGAAGCATTAACTCATCATCCTTCATAACTGTGGAGAGTTGATAATTGAGAGTTAGTCTATTATCTTCTAAGTTAGATGTAAATGGGTAAGGTATTTCATACTGTTTTGTCTTATCCCCAACCTCAATAAACAACCTTATAAAGTACTGTTTAAGCTGAAATATTCTCAACGTACCTTTACGTATAACCTTCTTATCCGTTCTTATTACGATATCTTTTAATAGGAATGGTTTAAAATTTTCAGCAACTATTTCTAAACAGGAATTCATGTATTTATAAAATTCAGCTTTTGTTCAGCTGACATTGGGTATATATTATTATTAAAGTATGTCCAAAAATCTTCATTAGCAGGTATTTGCTGAATTAAATCACATTGTTCCATATTTATATTTCTATAATCTTGCATAATTATATCCCATACTGTTATGAGATTTTCTGCAGCTTCGTTTATTTGTGGGGGTGATGAAGGTGGTCTATAATTTAGAGTAATTCTACCGTTTGTCGATTGCAATATACTATAAGCTTTTGTACAAAACATACGACGTGTAAGGGAAGAGCCAGCCTTTGGTCTTCTCCTTACAAATCTAACTTCACACACATTACTCAAAAGTATGTTATCAAGAGCTGACCTCTGTATTATCATTTTTTAGTGTACAAATACCGAACATCCTATCCTCATTTAGGAATAAACCGCTTTTGACCATACCTACACCTTCAACATCTATTTTAGCTACTGTGACACCAACATTATTCGGAAATAATACAATATCTCCTACCTTTGCATATTTTGAGTTTGGACCTGCAAGTATAACCTTACCTTTTCTCCACGCTTTATTTACAGCATTAACAGGTACAACAATACCATTACGTAAAATATCACCTGTTTCAGATTCATCTACATACTCTACCAAAAGAATATCATCAAAAATAAACTTTAGTTTAAAATCATCAATTCCAAAGTCACCTTCACTGTGACTATCTAGATCAATTAGACTACGAGTCGGCTTTATTATGTCAATGTCTGCGGGCATATAATTTTATTTATTTAGTGATTTAAATAAATCAACATACTGTTTAAGCTCGCGTTGTGATATATTATTATTCTTTGCAAAAATGTCATAACTTTCTTCTTCTTCTTTTTGACTCTTTACCTTCTTAATATACTTTATACGCTTAAACTTAAGTCTAGGTATTAAGTTATAGTATAATCTATACTGCTGTTGTTTATCCTCAAAAATATTTGAATACTTATTAAGTGTTTCGTTTACAAAGTTAGGAGTATCCTTACTGTAGAATGATAACCACCTATTAAATAGAAACGGTACAAAAGCCTGCTCACCTTCTTGATCTAGAAAACCAGCATCATCTTTTTTTGAGTAAAAAAGTTTATTTTGTAGCTGAAAGAAGTTCATACAATAATCTTCGTAGTAGCCAGCCACTCATCTTTTACTTCTTCATTGAAGACATCAATTACCGCTTGCATAAATTGCTCTACAACCTCATCGCTCATATTTGTTGAGTATGCAAATCCTGGAGCCTTACTACCAGCTTTAATATTAATACCGGTGTGACCTAGCGCTACATTATCCTTACTATAAGTAATTGAAACACTCACTTTACCTTTATCTCTTACCTTGTCATCACTTCCTTTAAACTCATCGATAACCATAATATCGTCACCTTCCATAGAGATATCTTTACCAGTCGCCTGACTTACAATACTACCAATGGTCGTATTAAGTAATCTCTGAAACGATACAGCACCGAACGGGCATAGGTTAGGAATTTCCCAGCAGAAGTTAATAGCATCTTCCGAGTAAATATAGTCATTAGATAGAGTATCCTCTAAATCAATTAGATTATCTTTTACAAACATCGGAGCTCTAAAAGCTACAATATTACCATAAGGTGTTACTTCTTTACGAAAGACTTTATACGCAAACCTCTCATGAATAAAGTCCCCATCATATACTTGCTGATCAATTATCATACTATGATTATATGATAATATGAGCAGTAATCAACTATAATTATTACTCATAAAATATAAAGTGTCAGACCAATTTTTAAATCTATAGCCTCTATCATCTATATATAAAAATGCTCTTGGCTTCTCAGCAGTAACTTCATCTACATATTGATCTAGGTCATGTTTTTGTAGCCACTCCCAAACTAACTCTTTACCAGTCATATTGTTTATTAATGGTCTTTCCTTTTTTGCTTTTGCTGTAAATATAACAATATGATATTTTTGAGCTATTTGTTTTATAGCATCTTGTGAACCATCTACTA